TGGGAAGCGTTCTACGACAGCGCCATCGAGCCGTTCCTGCTTGCGCTGGGGCTGGAGCTGACCTACAAGGTTTACACCGAGCGTCAGCGGGGATTTGGCAACGAGGTGGTGTTTGAGTCCAGCCGGATGCAGTACATGAGCATGGATAACAAGCTCAAGCTAATACAGCTTGTGGACAGAAAAACCATGTTGCCTAATGAACTGAGAGCGATTCTGAACCTTCCGCCGGTGCCCTGGGGCGACGAGCCGCTGTTCTGGCAGGACCCCAAAGGCGAGGCAGAGGGAAAGCTGCAGGAAGCGGATAATGTGGACAGAAAAACCATGTTGCCTAATGAACTGAGAGCGATTTTGAATCTACCTCCCGTGCCGTGGGGGGACGAGCCTTTGTTCTGGCAAGACCCTAAAGGCGAAGCAGAATTAAAAGAGACGGACAAGGAGCCGGAGAAAGGTGAGGAAGATGCCAGTCAAACCGAATAGAGAATATCGTGCCATGTCCCTGATGAAGCCGTCTGAGCAGAAACGCATCCAGACGGATTTTTATGTGGAAGGGTACGCAACGACTTTTAACGACCCCTATGTGTTGTTTGAAAGTGAAGGCAACAAATACTTCGAGGTGATCGACCGCGGCGCCCTGGACGGGGCGGATGTCAGCGACGTCATCATGCAGTTGGACCATCAGGGACGTGTCCGGGCGCGAACCAGCAACAGGACGCTGGGCATCGAGCCGGACGACCACGGGCTGTTTATCTATGCTGATTTGAGCCGCTCCAGTGCGGCGCGTGAACTGCACGAGGATATCACCAGCGGGCTGATTACCCAGATGTCCTGGGCCTTCACGGTGGACAAGGACGAATACGACAAGTCGAACCGGACGCGCGTCATCAAGCGTATCCGCAAGGTTTACGACGTATCAGCGGTTTCAATCCCGGCTAATCCCGGGACGGAAATATCTGCCCGGTCCTACTTCGACGGAGTGATCGAAGCGGAGCGCCAGGAGTTGGCGCGGCGGCAGAGGGAACTGGAACTGGTCAAGGCGAAATACTTTTACATGGGAGTAAAGACATGAATTTGGATGAAATGAACCTCCAGCAAGTGGAGGAACGGCTGGCCGCGCTGGACGTGGAAGTCCGCGAGGCGACCGAAGCCGAAGCGGTGGAAAAGGCCGCCGAGGAAAAGAAGGGCCTGCTCACCCGCAAGGCCGAACTGGTTGACCTGGAGCAGCGCAAAAAGACCGCGCTGGAACTGAACGAGGGCAAGGCGCCCGAAAAAATCATTGAGGCAAGGAAGGAAGAAAAGAAAATGGAAATCGAAAAGATGCTGGACCATTCCAGCGAGGAATACCGCAGCGCGTGGCTGAAGAACCTGCAGGGCAAGGAACTCAACGAGGTGGAGAAGCGCGCCCTGACTGGCGGCACCTCCGCGCTGCCCGAAGCGACCGCCAATAAAGTCGTGGAAATCCTTGTGGACACCGTTCCGCTGCTCAACGAAATTGAGCTGTTCAGGATGCCCGGCTCCATCAACATCGCTGTGGAAGTGACCGCACCCGGAGCTACCCGCGAGGCCGCCGGCGGCACTGTGACCGAATCCAACGCGGTGCTCCGCCAGGTGACCCTGGCCGGCTACAACATGAACGCTTTCATTCGACTTGGCGCTGATCTGGCGCAGCAGGCTGTGTCTGCGTTTGAGGACTGGCTGACCCGCAAACTGGCCGATGCCATCGGCAACAAGATCGAGGACTTCATCGTCAATGGCGACGGTTCGGGCGACCCGAAGGGCATCGAGAAGTACGTCGACACCTGGGACGTGTCCAACGGCACCGGCGTAGACTGGACCGGCGGCTCCTCCGGCTCTGCGCTGGCTGTGGCCGACCTGGACGCTGCGATTGGCCTGCTGCCCGCGAAGTACGACCGCGACAGCAAGTTTGTGATGAGCAAAAAGACCTTCTACACCAACGTGGTGAACCTGACCGACGTGAACAACCTGCCTGTTGTCGAGCGCGACGGCCGCAACTTCTACGTCAGGGGCTACCCGGTCGTGTTCTCCAACTACGTCACCGCCGGCACCATTTTCTTCGGTGACTTCAAGCGCGGCATGGTCGGCAACCTGTCCAGCGACATCAAGGTGGAGAAGCAGCGCAACCTGGCTGCCAACGCCTGGGATTTCCTCGGCTGGGCCGTGTTTGACTGCGCCCCCGCCGCTGCCGGTTGCATCGTCAAGATCGCCTCCAACATCCAGGCGTAAGGAGGTAGAAAAATGGGACGCTATCCTGGGAAAGCAACGTGCGACGTGTCCGGCCTGCTCTTGGATGAGTTGAGGCCGGTGCTCGCGCTGAACCTGACCGCCGCGGAGGCGGCTGACCTGGACGCTGACGGCCTGCTGAATGATTCGGCGACACACACTACCGACGCAAAGACATATACCACCATGCTTGCCCAGCCGCCACAGGCGCGGAAACTCAGCTTCACCCCGTCGGCAGCGGCTGACGCGGGCAACATCCTGGTGGTTGGCACGGACATTGACGACAACCCCATCACCGACACGGTGGCGACCAGCACGACCAATGCGGTTTACAGTGCCAAGGCGTTCAAGACCGTCACCAGCGTCACCTACCCCAAGGCCGCTGGCGGCATCACCTGGGACGCGGGCTGGACGGAAGCGATTGGCCTGCCGCTGAAACTGGCGGCCGGGCCCTTCGCGCTGGAGAAATTCGACGGCGTGGTTGAGCTCGGGACCGCCGGCACCTTCACGGTGGACGCGACCGACTTGGCCAAAAACATCTACGACCCCAACGGCGACCTGGACGGCGCGAAGCCGCTTCAGCTGCTGCTGTTCATTTAAGGAGGAGTGACCGATGGCGGTTGGCGTGAATTACCTGGCCAAAATCAAGCGGGCGGTGCGTGTCGTGTCGACCGCCTCGGACATCGCCACAGAACTGACCGATTTGATTGAGGAGTGCCGGGCTGACCTGGTTCAGCTCGGCGTCCTCCCCACCAAGGCGAACGACGAAACCGACGTGCTGGTGCTGGGCGCAGTGCGGAGTTTTGTTCGATGGAAATTCGCCCAGGACGAAAAAGAAGCCCTGTGGAACATGGCGGACTACATGGCCCAGCGCGATGAGATGCGGCGCAGAGAAGCCTACACCGTGGAGGCCGCGCCATGAGGATGGACGAGCAGTTGGTGCTGGTGGACACCGTGACCACCGTCAACTCCGTGGGCATCCCGGTACTGACGGAAACCAAGACCACGGTGTGGGCGGACAAACTCTCTGCCAAGCGCTCCGAGCATTACGCCGCCAATTCCGCAGGCATCCGTGTGGACATCGTGTTCAGCGTGAACGCGGACGATTACACGGGGCAAACCGAGGTGGAGTGGAACAGCACGAAATACAACGTGGTCAGGTCCTATGCCTCCGGCCGAGGCCGCGTGGAATTGACCTGCGCGTTGAGGTGATGAGATGGACATACGCTCAAAGATTGTGACGGCGCTTTCCGGAGTGAGGGCGCCGGTGTACTGGATGAAATGGGCTGGGGACACCAACCCGCCCGCCACCTACATCACCTTCCAGACGGTGAACCGGCCTGACCTCAGCGCGGACGATGCCCTTCACGAACGGGAACACTTTGTGTACCTGGATGTATTCAGTGAAACCGACCCCTACTCGGTGGCCAACGCTGTGCGGACGGCCATGGAAGGCGCGGGGTTCTACGAGATTGAGATGCGGGACGTTGGGCAGGCCTCGAACGCCGTTACTGAACTGAGGGACTACCACGTCGCTTTTACCTTCTCCTACCTGGAGGTGGTTTGATGGCCATTACATTATCTGGCACTGAGGTGTTTCTGAGCGACCTGGAGAGGATGATTCCCAGCGACACCAACGTGGACGCGGCATTGGCGGAAGGGGCAGAAGTCATCGCCAAGGAAATGCGGCAGTTGGCGCCTGTCAAATCTGGAAAACTGAAGAGTGCTATCAAGGTCGGGAAAGCACGGAACGGCCGAAACGGCCGCCAGGTGACGGTGGGTGTCCACCGGCGCGATTTCAGTGGCGACGAATACTACCCGGCCTATGTGGAGTACGGACACGGCGGGCCGCGACCCGCTCCACCGCACCCGTTCATCCGACCCGCCTTTGACCTGAAAAAAGACGAAGCCTGGAACACTGTCAAGCAGGCCGTCATTGACCAAATGAATGCGAAAGGACTGTAAAACATGGCAACATCATCCCGAATCGGCCTGCGCGATGTGAAAATCGCCTGGCTGGACGCAAACACCGATACCCCATCGGCCGCGGCAACCTATACGATGGAGGCCGCGACCG